ACATATGCTTTACGAGATTCGCTTAACTCTTTATACCAATCAGATGATTTAAGATTACTCGCGAACTTAACATAATCTCCAGCAATAGGCCCGGATTTTACAAACTGCCCGATCTGCTCCTCGAATAATGTATCAAACTTACTCATTTAAATTATTTATTCTTTTAAGCACTTTAAAATTAAATAATTATAGATGGCTCTTAAATTAGACATACTCAAGGACGCGAAAAACACTGATAGTTTTCGTACATATTCATATGCAGATCTACATTTAGACCTAGAACTTAATAGTTACATGTCAGATAAGACTGTAGGTACGAGTAAGAACGCTCAAGATCTAAAATTAAGCTATGATGAGAATGCGATTTACAACTCAATAAGAAATATTTTTAATACAAAGAAAGGACAGAAAATACTTGCACCTACGTTTGGGTTAGATTTAGAACAATACTTATTCGAAAACATTTCTAAAGAGAATGGAGAATTAATAGGTACTACTATTTTTGAAGAACTATCATTATACGAACCAAGAATTACGGTAGATAACGTAGATATTGTTGCACGTCCGGAACAAAATGAATATAAAATCAGTATATCTATAACAATACCGTCCTTAAATAATAAAAAAGGGACTGCTAGCGGCATATTAACACCAACAGGATTTAGATACTCATAAAATGGCAAACTTTACACAATTTAACTTACCGACCGACGCGTATGCAAGTTTTGATGCACAGAGCTTGAGAGATCTAATTATATCTAGAATTAATAACGACAGTACTATTAATTTTACAGATCAAAATTTCGAAGGTAGTAATATCTCCGCTCTTATAGATATAATTTCATACTCATATCATACATTATTATTCTACTTAAACCAAACTAGTTCAGAGAGTAATTTTAACGATGCAGAACTATATGAAAATGTAAACCGAATAGTTAAACTTATCGACTATAAACCAACTGGAAAACAATCAAGCGTATTACCGATAGAAATACAAGGTACATCTGATCTATCCGCTGGGTATTATACTATACCTAAATTTACATTTGCTAGTGCAGGTGGAAAAACATTTACATTTACCCAAGATCTTACATTTGAAAAAATAACATCTGAGACTGAAACAATAACAGCTACNGGTAATCAATTACTATATGAAGGTACTATTGAAGAATATCCTATTATTAGACCTATAGGTGAAAAGTTTGAAACGATACACTTAACACCAGGTGGTGATACTATAATTGATCATTTTAATACGTCTGTATACATAAAAGAAATCAACGAGCAAAATAAATGGTATGAATGGAAAAGAGTACCTAGTATATATTTAGCAAACGCAAACGAGAGGGTGTTCGAGCTCAGATATAACGAGAATAAAACATATGAAATTAAGTTTGGTAATAGTGTTAACGGTAAGAGACTAAATCAAGGAGATCAGGCGGCCATCTACTATCTCAAATCGACTGGTGTAAACGGAAAGGTCACTAAAAACACATTTGTAAATAGTACTGTTAATGTATATAATACAGCTCAATATGATGAAATTCTTGCAGATGTAAAAGATACATCATTAAACCATCTTACAATCGTTACAGCGATAAACGTTAATATTAGTAATACAGATGATAGTACAGATTTCGGTGAAGAAGAACAGGTATCAGAAATAAAGCAAAACGCTCCAAGATTTTTTAGTTCAGAATATAAGTTAACTACTAAAGGCGATTATAAATCCTTCATCCAACGAAACTATAAAAATTTAATATATGATGTTACAGTACAAAACAATAGTGATTATACTAACGGATATTTAAAATATATTAACGACGAACTTGGTCTTACGGATTATACATTAGACACTAACGCATTGTTCAATCAATACCATTTTGCAGATAGTGCTGATGTGAATAATATATATCTTACTATTGTTCCAAATCTGCGCAAGAATAAGACAGTAGTTACTAGATCAAATTATCTATCAAATGCATTAAAAGAAAAAATAAGAAGTGAAATTGAAGATTATAAATTACTAAATAGTGAAATTGCGTTTATTGACCCAATGTATTTTAACTTAGATTTGTCATTAACATTTTCTGGAGAAAAAAATAAAACATCATATAAAGACTATACTGAGTTACATATACTACGTAACGCTCGTACTCTTATAAATGAAGAAGATTTAAAAACAAAAGTCTTTAATATTATTACAAATTATATTAATACCATTAAGCTTGGTGATGTAATAGACGTTAGATATTTAAATAATGAAATAGAGAAAATACCGGGCCTAGAAGAAATAAAAACTGTAAGAACAGATCGTGATGATCAATCAATACCAGGTCTCTCATTATGTATATACAATCCAATATACAACGGAAGAGATATTAAAGATATAGATACTAGATATCAGCTTAAACCATATCAAATACCATATATTGAAAATTCAATTTCTTTTAAAAATAAAATTAAAGTAAAATCTACAGTAACTAATAAACGTATTGTTGAATATTGATGGCTGATACTAATGAAAATTGTCCTTTATCTGTTGCAGTTCCAATTGCGGTTTCTGTAAATACATCTAATACGGTCCCTGGTCCTCTAACAAACGTTCACGCTTCATCAGCAACCAACGGCGGCTTTACAAAGATATCTAAGTTTACATTTACCGCAAAACTCACAGGTGAGACATTATCAATGCAAGATCATTTTGATCCGGCAATATCTAGTACAATCGCTGTGTGGGACTTTGGTGATGGGTATAGTTTAAGTGCTACTAATGAATTAGTAACTACTCACCAATATAAAGTACCAGGAATATATACAGTGTCAATGTATTTTTATGATCTAGATGGAAACGCTCATATCAATACATTCACAGAGAGTATATCTGTTTACAACAAGCATTCAACAGACGTTAAAATATCCACAGAAGAGCTACCCGGGTTGACAGCGAGTGACTCTGGAGCACAAATATATGCCAGCTCAAAGTCCAATCGGTTTAACGCTGGAGTAGTAGCGTCTTGGCACGATATATCACCATCCGGAATTTATACACTATATGTTACTGCGAGTGGTAGTAAAGCAAAGCCGTATGACACTAAAAATAAATACGCTCACTTAATACCATACAATGCATTTTATACTATTGACGGGGATTTAATTGAAAGTGATGTTGGGTTGCAATTTGAACTTAATGAGCACTGGTATGTTTTATCTGGATCAGATCGAGGAACCGGTATTATGCCTATCGCAACATTTAAGAAAGAATACTTTAAAGATAACGGATTTGAACCAATGTTATTAGGTGCATCGGTCTCAGCTGAATTTGGTGCGACCGACTTCTCTGTAATTGACGGTGTTACTTCTGTCGCTGGTAATGAAACAGATGCCTTTGAAACCAGAGCAACACCAGAGTATGCCGTCCCGGGTGGTGAAGCAGAAAAAATTCCACAAATTACATATTATGATGATATTCCAAATGATGACCCAGGAGTCAGACTACTATTTAAACTTGATACTAGTAAGCATAAACTTAAAAATTTCTACGTAGATGGAATTGATAATGATATCAATGAAAGTAAACGAAATTTCTTAGAGTCGAATAGTACAGGATATTATACAGTAAGTGGAGCAAATACAATAAAAGGATACACCGTCAAAATTACAAAACCGGTCGTAGACCGTCTTTCATTTACTTCAACAGGAATGAAGGAAATGTCGGCGATGACATACAAAAGACAAGGCGATAAATTTCAAGTGTTTGTGAGTTTAGCAGATAAGGATGCAAATATATTAAAACTATATCCTGAGTTTATTAAAAGAGGTGATTACACATCAGATTATTATTTTTATACAACATGGTCTAGTGGAGGTGATGTTAATATTGCGCATACTAGTCTTATTAGTAGTATAAGTACAAATAAATTTCCATATAACACAACCAGGGGAAATACCGAGCTTAGTAGTTTTTTATATCTTAATGTTGATCCAGTAAGCGCAGGTACATGGACTTTAAATGTAACAGGTAATGTACCAGGACTATCTAGTCAAAATTCATTAACTGAGTATGGTGGTTGTGTAGGGTCAGGTACGAGTACGACCACTAATTATATTTCAGGTTCATATACGTTTACAGTTCTACCATCCACTAATGATGTTGAAGTGTATAAAATAAACGAAGATATAGACTATTCTCAAACAATAAAGAGTTATAGATTTCAGTCATTTCTACACGAGTACGATAAATTATTTGACGGTGTGTTTACGTCCTTTGTTGGAGAAGCGAGTTCGAGCCCAAATGTGTTTGGTAAAACCGTATTTGAAAAAATAGCAAATTTTGTCGCNAATAATAATGATGTTGATTACTGTAATATGGATAATTTACAATCATTCTACGATCTATTTAACGAAGATATAGATATTGTATTACCAACTCCACCACCAGAACTAAAGCGATTATATGATTTGTTTAGTATAAAGATTACAAAGCTTTTAGGAGATTATGAACGATATGACCAAAGCTTAAATTCAAACTTTTATACAAGCTCAGCTGATGGTAGGAATATAGATTTTGATAATAAGATAACTACATCAACATATACTGTTACAACAGCCGCTAATTTTGTAGCGCGGCAAAGATTTAATAATGAATTTACTTTAATTAGACCACAAAATGTTTGTAGTAAAGCTGTATCTGGTGCTGATACGGATATATTATCTGCATATCCATTATCTGCTTATAACGTATATAGTAACTGGGGTTGGCCCTTAGACACGTCAGTATCAGGTTCAAGTGGTCTAGATGGGTTTTATGACTTCTATCCATACACTGCATACGACACGACATCTGCAAATGAAAATATTAAAAACAGTATTATAGATTTTAATAACAATTATAATACTATTACACGTAGTACAACCTCTTTAAGTGCAGACTGGGAAGATACTGGTGGTGTAATATACAAGAATTTAGATTATCAAATTAGAAAGGGGCTTAGTATATGACAATAGACTTTAATACAACCAACCCAATATCATTCCTTGAGTGGAAAGCCTATTATACAGATATTGCTGATGCTTCTGAACTATCAGTAAGATATAATAATTATCTTATAGAATGGAAAGATCAAAAACAAGTTAATGATACTACTAATACCAACTATGCAAAAAGTATCTACGTTCAATTTATAGACAACTTAAATTTATCANCACTTGATAAACCTGTACAAGATTTTATTGAGAGGATAGATGTAGATGATATATATGAGCTTGAACTATCAATTCACTATTTTGCTGAAATTATTCAATCCCAATTACGAAATATTCGAGACATTCGTGAAGAGGTTAAATTCTCTACAACTAAAAACAAGCTAAAAACATCTAAGCTTGGTATACAAAAATACATTAAAAATTTTATTGCCAGGTTGTTAAATAGTGATGAATTTATAAGAGAGCGTACAAATGCAAAAATCAGTGATATTAAACTACAAAAAATTGCAAATAATATTTCAGTTAATTTNAAAAATTACATATCAGATGAATTTGTATATGATATACATAAGATAGATAAAGATTTAAATTTAAATATTGCTAGAAAGGTACTTCGTGAAGTACCTAATGT